TGAGCTCATGTTGTCGGCACGTAGCGAGAAGGTCCGCTCAGACGCAGCAAACAGCCTCTTGACCCATTTGAAACAACCAGAAAGCCAAAAGGTCGAGCTCTCTGTACACCAGAGTGAAGACAGCTCAATCCAGGCATTGCGCGATGCAACACTGGCTTTAGCAGCCCAGCAAAGAATGGCTATCGAGTCAGGGCAGATGACCGCCCAGGAGATCGCCCACAAACCTGTATTGCTAGTACAGGAAGAAGCTTAATGCTTAGTGCTGTTGAAGAAGTGACTGAGATGCGAGTTGAGGACTACCTTAATAATATTGACTACAAGGTGGACCCTAATTATGTACCTAGCGAATTCGCACTAGAGTTCGTAGAGTTTATTAAGCTGGTTAACGGTGCGGACGGTGAAGAGAACCTCACACCGCAGGTACATTACTGGATGCTGGATACCCTGACCCAAAGTGGTAGGCGCATTGCCAACCTGTGCCACCGGGGGATCGCTAAGACGACCGTGATGGGCGAGTACCTGTTCCTGTATATCGGCGTGTTCGGAGCATTGCCTGGATTTGGTCCAGTACCTTTAGCACTGTATGTATCCGACTCTATCGAGAACGGCGTCAAAAACATGCGCAAGAACCTGGAGTTCCGCTATGAGAATAGCGATTTCCTGCAGGAGTACATTCCTAGCGTGCGGTTCACGGACATACGTTGGGAGTTCAATAACAGAGACGGTAACCGGTTTATTGTCAAGGGCTATGGCGCGAAGACCGGAGTTCGTGGTGCCAAAGAGATGGGTAAACGACCTGTGCTCGCTGTACTCGACGACCTTATCTCTGATGAGGATGCACGATCAAAGACGGTTATCGCCGCAGTAGAGGATACTGTGTACAAAGCGGTTGAATACGCCCTACACCCGACTAACTCTATGGTTATCTGGTCTGGTACCCCGTTTAACGCACGAGATCCGCTGTACAAGGCGGTAGAGTCTGGGGCGTGGCTAGTCAACGTATTCCCTGTGTGCGAGGCGTTTCCCTGTGAGCCCAAAGACTTCATAGGCTCCTGGGCTGACCGCTTTACTTACGAATATGTACTAGACCAGTACACCCGCGCAGTGAAGAGCGGCAAGGTCGATACGTTCAACCAAGAGCTGATGCTCAGAATTATGTCGGATGAAGACAGGCTAATTCAGGACAGCGACATTAGTTGGTACACGCAACGAGACCTATTAGCCAACAAGAGCCGCTATAACTTCTATATCACCACCGACTTTGCAACCAGCGAGAAAGAGAACAGTGACTTCTCAGTCATCTCTGTCTGGGCATTAAACAATAATGGCGATTGGTTCTATGTTGATGGTGTATGCCAGCGACAGTTAATGGACCGCAACATCAACGACCTGTTTTTCCTGGCTCAGCGTTATAGCCCGCAGTCCGTGGGCGTAGAAGTATCAGGACAGCAAGGCGGATTCATTGCCTGGATACAGGATGAAATGAACAACCGTAACCAGTGGTTCACACTAGCCAGTGAGGGCAATAGTAACAAGCCTGGGATACGCCCAAACACTAATAAGATGACCAGATTTCAGACAATGGTACCGATGTTTAAGGCGGGCAAGATCTACTTCCCTGAAGATTTAAAGACGACACCCGGTGTTAGGGAGGCAATAGAGGAGTTAACGCTAGCGTCGCCGGGCGGCTTCAAGTCGAAACATGACGATTTTATCGACACGATAAGCATGTTGAGTTCATTAACGACTTGGCGACCGACAGACGTTGGAACTATGTCAGAAAAAGAAAACGGTATGTGGCAGATTGATGACCCAGATACGGATGCAGATCAACTGTCTTCCTACATTGTCTAAGGGGCATCAATGAAACTTTCTGAAATCTATGACCAACTGGCTTATGGCGAACTACGACAAGTGGTTCTCGGTACAGGCGCACTACCTGGATTCGAACCAGGTATGCCTACCGATAGGGCCAAGCAAGTATTTCCGTTTGTTGTCTCAGGACTGACTGAACTGCACAAACGATTCAAGCTCCGCGAAGCTCAGGTGGCAGTACCGCTTGTTGAAGGACAAGCGGATTATCCGTTAGACCTTACCCTGGACTTAATGCAGATTGAGCAAGTCACCGGGATCGTGGACGGCGAGGAGTATGTAATCCCCTTAAATGAGGCTGTGCGTTACGGCATTCGCACTACAGCCTATAACCGTCTATTAGTGCCTACTGACCCAGAAGAAGCACCTTGGTTAAAAGAGACTACACAACTTGTCGTTACTTACAGGGCAGACCATCCACCGATTGACATCAATATAGCTAATGCTGCCCCGCTCGTTACCGAAATACTTTTACCCGCGACCTACGTAGAGCCGCTCTTGTATTACATTGCCTCCAGGGTGACCAGCTCGTTTGGTGCTACTGGCGAGTTCCATGAAAGTGGGAATTATGCCGCTAAATTTGAGCAAGCTTGTGCGGTCCTCAGATCTAACTCTTATGACCTAGCTCTGAACGAATCGGGCTTTGATAAGTTCCATAGTCGTGGGTTTGTTTAGCCTAAATGGCTAATTTGCTTAGCATATCTGAATTGCTCCTAATCGCTCCGGTGGCGGTCCTGACATTAGTCATCGCCACCGCTGGTGGGTTCGTAGGGTACAAGTCGAGGGATCGTGAAGTACGAATCTTAACTGAGCTAGCGAATCGTGGAAAACGAATGAATGGAAGGGATATAGATCCCGATTAACTTTGTAAATTAATGTAACAAAACCAGCATTTAAATTAAACCTAAAGTACTCTCTATAAGGCTAGGAAAAGGATATGGAATACCAGGAAGATCAGGAAGGTAAGTTTAACCCAGAGGGTTGGACTAACAGCCCTACTCTTAAGAACTTACGGCAAGACTTTGATGACGCAAAGAACGCGCATGATTTACAGGCCGGAAAGATCAACACCTGGCTCGATAACCTACATGTTAGGGGATCGGCAAAGCCGGAGAGTAGAGAGGGGCAATCCTCCTTTCAACCTAAGCTAATCCGTAAACAGGCGGAGTGGCGTTACGCGGCATTGTCGGAACCTTTTCATAGCACTAAAGATATCTTCAATGTGAAACCGCGCACTTTTGAAGACGTCGAAGGGGCTCGTCAAAACTCCTTACTGCTGAACTACCAATTCAGCTGTAAGATTGATAAGACACGCTTCATTGACGAATATGTCCGCGCAGCTGTTGACGAAGGCACAGCCATCGTCAAGATTGCGTGGGAATTCGAAGAGGAAGACGTTACAGAGATTAAACCTGTATACGACTTTATCGTTAATGAGGAGCTAGGACCGCTACATCAAGAGTTAGCGATACTAGCGGCAAGTGATCCAAGGGGCTATGACGAGCAAGTACCCGATGAGTTGAAGGCCGCACATGAAGCGTCCGTAGCTCAAGGGGTTCCGCTAGCAGCGGAATGGGTTGGAGATGAGGAAGTAACCTCACTCAAGACAGTTAAGAACCAGCCAGTACTAGAAGTGTGTGACTACAGGAACGTGATTATTGATCCTTCCTGCGGATCTGACTTGGATAAGGCCAGCTTTATCGTTTTCAGATACGAAACATCACTCTCGAATCTAGAGAAGGCTAAACTTTACTCTAATCTGGACCAGATAAATGTTACAGGTACCACCCCACTCTCAGAGCCAGACCACACGGATGTCACGGCTGATCCTAATTTCAACTTTGCTGACAAGCCGCGTAAGCGCCTGGTTGCCCATGAATATTGGGGATATTGGGATATTGATGGTGATGGCGTTGTTAAGCCTATCGTGGCAACTTGGGTTGGAGACATCCTCATCCAGCTTAGAGAATCTCCCGCTCCTGACAGAAAGCTCCCCTTTATCATCGTGCCAACTCTCCCCGTAAAACACAGTGTTTATGGTGAACCAGATGGTGAGTTACTACTAGATAATCAGAAAGTGATTGGCGCTGTTACCCGAGGCATGATTGATGTGATGGGTAAATCAGCTAACGGCCAGATGGGTATGATGAAGGGCGCACTCGACGCCGTCAACAAGCGCAAGTTCCAGCGCGGCCAAGACTACGAATACAACGGTGGCACAGACCCAAGAATGGGTTTCTACATGCACACCTACCCAGAGATCCCCAACTCTGCACAGTACATGCTACAGATGCAGAACCTCGATGCCGAATCCATGAGCGGCGTTAAAGCATTCAACCAAGGTATTAATGGCGGCTCACTAGGCGATGTCGCCACTGCCGTTACCGGCGCATTGGATGCAGCCAGTAAGCGAGAGATGGGCATACTACGACGTGTTGCCGCAGGTATAGAGCGCATTGGCTCAAAGATAATGCAGTACAACGCTGAGTTCCTGGACGACACAGAAATCATCCGGGTAACGAATGACGCCCATGTCGCCATACATCGTGATGCCTTACAAGGCAATTACGACATGATCATCGACATCAGTACCGCAGAAGAAGACAACGTTAAGGCACAAGAGCTGGCTTTCATGCTTCAGACAATGGGTAACAGTATGGACCCGGCAATGACGCAAATGATCCTACGGGATATTGCACGTCTACGTAAGATGCCCGAGCTTGCCGAGAGTATTGAAAACTACCAGCCACAGCCTGACCCATTCCAGCAGCAGATGCAGCAGCTCGAAGTGGCGAAAGCGCAGGCTGAGGTTGCCAAGATCGAATCCGAAACTGCAGAGAACTATGCTCAGGCAAGACAGAGACAAGGCGCAGCAGATAAGACTGACCTGGATTTCGTTGAGCAAGAGACTGGTGTTGCCCAGGAGCGGGAGAAGGAATTACGTTCCGTGCAAGCACAATCTAACATGGTCCTTGAGACGCACAAAGCTAACTTAGCCGAACAGTCCGAACTAAAGAAGTATGTTCGGGGGGTTTAACACTAAAAAGGCCAGAAATAACTTCTACTATCCACTACTGTCCACCAATCGACTCCCTGTTAACTTAATTAGCAATGATAGGAAATGAAATGGACCATTTTGTAGAAGAAGTAGAATTAGATCTGGCCGCAGCACAAGCCATTGTCGAAAAGGGCGATGCGCTTACCCGGCTGCAAAGAAACAAAGACTTCCAAACGCTTGTAGAGGAAGGTTACTTCGTTACCCACGCGGCAAACCTGGCTTGGCAAAAAGCCACTCCCAATATGCAGTCAGTCGAAAGGCAGACAGCAATCATTAAAGCGTTTGACTCTATTGGTGAGATCCAGATGTACCTGAATGGCATCCGATTACAAGCCAATCAAGCACAGATCGCTATGGACGAAGCAAATCAGGCTCTCGACGACTTCTCAGGGGAGAGCCACTAATGGGCGCTCAAGATAACGCATTAGAGATCTCCGACGAAGAGTTTCTCAGCAACCCTATGCTCTTTGATGACGAGGTAGAACTAGACGAAGATATCCCAGAATCTCCCGACAAGGAGCCTGGGGAGGAAGAGTCCGACCTTGAAGAAGATATCACTGGTGGTGAGTTATCTGACGAAGGTGGTGAAGAGCCGGAAGAAGCAATCGAGGAGGAGTTGGGTACTCCTCACGATACTGACGAAACGGACTCTTCCTCCGATGACGAGGAACCTGATGAGCTTCTATCAAACGACGAAGAAGACGGAGATACCGAGGAAGTCGATAATAATGAAGAGGAATCTGAAGAAGAAGAGGTTTCAGATTTCGAGAACTTTCACAAAACAGTAACAGCCCCTTTCAAAGCCAATGGCAAAACAATGCAGATAGACTCTGCAGATGACGCCATTAAGCTAATGCAGATGGGCGCAAATTATAACCGAAAGATGGGCGCTCTTAAGCCGCAGTTAAAAGTACTGCGTATGCTTGAACAGCATGACCTTCTTGACGAAAGTAAATTAAGTTTTTTAATAGACCTGAACAAGAAAGATCCTCAGGCAATCAATCAATTGCTGAAAGACGGCAACATTGATCCTATGGAGATAGACCTTGAAGCAGGCAAATATAGCCGATCCGACTATAGCGTTCCCGAATCTACAGTGGTTCTGGACGAAGTTGTTTCTGAACTCGAAAGTTCAGAGCACTTTGGTCCTACCCTTGAGTTGGTAACGAAGCAGTGGGATCAGGCCAGCAAACAGCATGTTGCGGAACAGCCTAACCTCCTCCGAGTTATTCATGACCACATGGCTAGTGGTGTATATGACTTGGTGAGCACTGAGGTCGAGAAGGAACGTATGTTTGGGCGTTTGACAGGCGTAAACGATATAGAAGCCTACAGGGCAGTTGGTGATTCAATGAACGAGAGAGGTGTCTTTGACCACATCTTCCCACAGGAAGGAGGCAAACG